GTCACGTCGACCGTGACCAGGCCGCGGACGCGCTCGGCGGCCGCCACCGTGATCGCCACCATCCAGGGCCGCCCCTGGTCATCGCGAAACTCTTTCATTAAGCCCTCAGTCCAGCACGGGTGAGACGGGCCTCGACTTGGTACGTCGCGACGCCGTCGATCGGATCAGATTCAGAGATGCTTGTGATGACCGCCAAGAACGACCACGCCCCGGCGCCGCCCGAGACGGTGATCGGCGTGCCGGCCGTCACGAGCGAGTAGGCGCCGGTGAGGTCGGCGGAGTCGTTGAACTCGACGGAAACCGTCGCCTCGACGCCGACTGGATAGACGGCAGCCTCGCGGCTGCCGTACTCGTCCACGTCGATCGTGCGAACGCTGTAGGAAAAACTGACGTTCCGAGCACTGGCAATGGTGTTGCCAATCGCGATCGTGCAATCTTTCCCCAGCGTGATCGCCACGGGCTTACGCCTCCCGTGCGGTCACGGTGAACGTCACCGCCCCGTCGATGGAGATGTTTTCGGCCACGCTCATCACGATGAAATTGCTTGTCGCCGTGTTGCTTTCCAACGCGGTGATCAGCCCCGTCGCGTCGTGGCACTCGATCTCCCACGTCTTCGTGGTGAATCCAGGCTTGTTGGCACGGTAGCCAGGATTGCCAGAGGAGCCGCCCTTGTTGGTGCGGTTCGTCACGTCGATGATTTCGCACTCTTCCGTATAGGTCGCCGAGATGATATCGGTGCCAAACGGAGGGGCGGTTGCCGCGTCTTTGCCGAGCGTAATTGCCATGGGTGTTGGTGCCTCGTGGTTAGGACTGGGTGTCAGACCGCGAGCCGCTCACGGTGAACGTCGTGATTCCGTCGATCGGCTCCGAGCGGGCGATGTTGGTAACGATGTATTCGACGGCGTTGCCGGTATCCATGCCGGAGAGCGTGAATGTGCCGCCGATCGACACGCCAGGCGAGTCGACGCATTCGACCTCGACGGTCTGCTCGATGAGGGCCTTGCGGAACTTGCGAGCGGTGTCGCCGAACTTGGTCACGTCGACCTCGGCGGCGGAGTTGTTGACAGTGACGGATCGGGCGCCGGTCAAGCCGGTGATCGTCACGTCTTTTCCGAGTGTGATAGCCACGCTGGCCTCCTGGTGTGCGGGGTGGTGCCGTCGAAACTACGGCCCGCAGAGGCGCGACCGTAGGGGGTGTCGTCACGCGGCGCGACGCAAGGCGTTGCGGTATTTCTCGTTTGCCCGTGCCGCCGCCTTTTGGACGCCGGCCGCTCCCTGCATGAACGGACGGGCTGGATAGCGGGCGGTCTTTGTGATCGTCGTCCGTTCCCAGTTGCGGGAGAATCGCGGCCGCTTGTTGGCCCACAGAATTGACCCGTAGTCAAATTGGTTTTTTTGCGGTCCGAGGCTCACGCCCTTGAGGAACCGGCCGCGAGAATCTCGGCCGACGTGCTTACCGGCAGACCGCCGGAGGTACGCATTGCGTGCGGCACCGACGCCAATCCGCCACGCCGTGAGTTGCAGCGTGCCGCCGAACTCGTGCAGCCGGTTGAGCCAGGCCGCCTTGGCCGGGCCGATGACGGCCGTCGGCCCGAGCACGCCGCGGCTCATGTACCAGTAGATGTCGCGGTAAAGGAACCGCTTTGGTGCCCACGACTTGACGGGCTTGCCGGGCGGCCGCGGCTTGCCGCTCGACAGCATCGTCAAATCCTTGTAGAGCCCGCCCACAAACTCGACGACCTCGCCAGCCTTAACCGCTCGCCGGCCTGACTTGGTCTGCTTGGGCGGCGAATTGCCAATGCCCTTTCTGGCGGCCTGTTGCACGTCGCGGCCGGCAGCCGAGAGGCTGCGGCGCGACATATCGTCCATCATTCGCCGCACCTTGGCCCGGTCAAAAAACGCCCCCTTCACCTTGGCCTGGAGGCGGAGTCGAGCTTGAAACGATTCCGAGCGGATTTGGCGGTTGCCGCCAATCTGGCCCGGCCGAATGAATGCCCGGCTCACGCGGCCAAGTGCTGCCATTAGCGGTGGACCCTATAGGTGGCCGTGATCACTGCCCGCCAGACGTTTCGCTCGGTCAAGGCGTCGTCGGGATTGAGGGCCACCTCGACCGTCATCGGGCTCGTGACGCCGGCGGGCCATTCAAGCTCGCCCCACGAATGCTCGCGGATCACGTCGGCGATCTCTTCGCAGAGGTCGACCATTTCGTCGGCGGCCGACTCGGTTGGCGTGTGCCGGCCAACAAACACGTTCATCTGGTAGTCGTACTGCCACGACTCGCGGCTCGCCCGCACGGTCTCAATTCCGGCCGGCGTGACGGCGATCACTGGGTCGGCGAGATCCTCGACCTCGTAGGTCGGCCAGTTCTTTCGCTCGACGGTGGGCTGTGCCGTGACGCTGGCAAAGGTCTCGGCGTCGAGGCTGGTGGCCAGGGCGTCGGCGATGTCTTTGAGTGTCGAGCTCACGCGGCGGCCCCTTGGGCGAGGATGCGTTCCATCGCGGCCACGTTGTTCGCGAGCCGCTCGTCTCCAGGCCATCTTGCCGCAGCCTGCCGCGCGTGGGTTAGGGCCTCTCCACGTTTGCCAAGCTCCCAGAGGGCGACCGCCAAGAGATCGAGAGCCTTGGTCGGGGCGTGCGGGTCTGTGCAATGCGTAGCCGGCCAGTTGGCTACCGTCGCCTGACGTGCGAAGCCTTCGACGTTTCGCCACTCGCGGCGTTGGTAGTTCACGAAGGCTAGCCGCTCCCACCCGTCCGGCTCGCCGGGGGCTTCGCGTGCGGCGTTGTGGAGGTGCTGCTCGTCGCCCGTGAGCCGGTAGAGCGACCGCTCGGCGTAGCTTCGCTCGGTGGCCGTGCCGCCATGCATTGTGAGGTATTTGCGGAAGGCGTCGGCCGCCTCGGCCCGCCCGGCGTAGTCGAGCTCGCGGGCCAGATACCACTGAGCCCGCGCGTCGTGCGGTGCCTCGCGGACCGCCACCTCCAAGAGCGTCAAATCGGTGACGTGTTTCTTGCCGGCGTCGCGGTGGTGGTGGATCTGGAGCCCCTCGGCAAACGCCTGCACCTTGTCGCCATTCCAGCAAATAAGGCCCTCGTGCGTGGCCTGTGCCCACCGGAACCCTTGGCGGGCGTGGACGCGGTCACAGTGAAACGTCAGCCCCTCGGAGCCGTCCGGTGCCCATGACCAGACGTAGTGATACCGGAGGTTGTTCACGCCGTCCGTCCAGGCCCGCTCGACAGCCTCCCGCCATCCCGGCTGAATCCGCTCGTCGAGGTCGAGCCGGATCGCGATGTCGATGTCTGGAGGCAGGTGGTGGAGCGAGAGGTTGTGGGCGTCGTCCCATCGCCACGGGCAGACGTAACCACGGGCCACCGTCACGCCGGCAGACTCCAGAGCCTCGACGGTGCCGTCGGTGGAGCCGGTGTCGGTGACGACGCGAACGTCGGCCTCGCGGCAGGATTCGGCCCAGGCGGCCGCGTGCTTGATCTCGTTCTTGGCGAGGGCGTAGACGCCGATTTTCATGTGAGGACTGCCGACTCCCTGAGTCCGTCGTTGTGCCAGTCGACGCGGCGGTGACGCTCGGCCGCGAATTGCACGACCGCCCGCTTGACCTCGGGATTGCAACAGTCGTCGGCGAGGATCGTCTTGCAGTGGGAGACGAGCCGCAGATCGCGGAGGGCACCGTCGAAACTGTGGTCGCCGTCAACGTGGGCGAAGTCTGCCGGCGGCAGGCTGCGGACGTGCTTCGTGTCGACGACCACGAGGCTCGCGTCGATCACCCACCGATCGACCACGCTGGCCCAGTGGGCGAGGCAGTCAAACGAGTCGGAGTCGGTTGCCCCATCCAGGCACAGGTAGCGGGCCTCGGGGGCTGCGGTGGCGAAGGCTACGAGCGAGTAGCCGCACCGTGTTCCGATCTCAATCACCCGTTTCGGCCGCACGTCCGCGCAGACGCTGGCCTTGTGGTAGTAGTGGTTTTCGACCGCCTGGTTGAGCTCGAACCAGTCATGC